AACGGCACGAACCATTTGGAGAGGAACATAAGGACAATAGAACAGTCCAGCATCATAAGGGGAAGAACCCTTATAACCAACAACATAATACTGATTACCTGGAGTTCCGTTAGCGGTAGTTAGGTTAGCAGAATATGGGTCGATGTAGACCTTGAATTTGCCCATCAAAGTACCAGCAAAAGTGCTGCCGGTATCATCAACGTTCAGATTGCTGTTAAGAGCAGGGGTGTAGTCAAGAACACCAGCCATGGTCAATGCTGAAGCAACGTCAGCAGAGCACATAACGGTGTTGCCCTTTCCACGACGAGTTCTTTGTGCGATTGCATTGGCATCACGCTCAATCTGGAACAGAAGACCTTTGAACTTCTCAACTGACCAACGACCGTTGGAGTCAATATCGAGGTCAAAAATACCTGCAGTAGCAGTGTTTTGAACTGCACCTTGCTCAGCAACCTTATAGACGGTTCTGATAACTTCACGGTTGATTTCAGCAAGAATCTCAGTTGAGAGAATGTTTGCCAATTCCGCTTCAGCATTCAGGCCATGGATTGCCTTAAGGTCTTGTGCAAGTTCTAATGAATACTCAGCCTTGAGTGCTCTTGACTTTGCAGTAACAGTAACTTTCTCAATTGAGAACGCCATCTGATTGAAGGCATCAGAACCTGTGCCATCAAGGTTCTCAGCAGAATCCGTGCGTAAACCTTGACCTACGTTATAGGCAGTAGAAGTAGCAGTACCAACAGGGTTTAAAACTGAGGGATTAACACCACCTTGGGCAGTGGTACCAATACCAGCAGCAGTATCACTGAATCCAGCAGCATCGTCACGACCAGCAGGTTGACCAGAGAACGCCGAATCAGCTTCGTTGAAGAATGCTTCAGTACCGGACTGATTAACATAACGTGAACGCATTGCAAAGATGAGTCCAGTAGGACCACTCATTGGTTGAACGCCTGCGATATCATAGGCGATCAAATTAGGCATTGAACGTCTGATCAATGAGATCAGAACTGGATCGAAACCTGCGGTAGGGCCAGCAGCTGCTGATGCTCCAGTAAATCCACCGTTACCAACAGAGTTGGTTGGTGCTTCTGTCAGGAATGAACCTGCAGTTTCGAAAGAGGATTGCTCTCTTAAAAATCTTTCTTGGTTTTCTAACAGGACTGCGGTTACAGCTCTACGATGTGAATCTTTGATTGAATCAAGACCCTCATAATTGAGAAGAGGTGCCCACTTTTCCTGCAGATGCTCTGATTGAAACATTTGCTTTTACCTTTGTTAAGTGTTTGTTTGTTTGGTTTGAATTATATTAAATTCAATTATTTGCTGAATGCTGAAAGAGTCTTTAAATAACTAGCCATTGAACCTGAATAAGATTCTGGTGCAGCATCTAATCCTTCAGACAAGGTTTCAGTTCTTGCGGAAGGAGAAACTCCTCTCGAAGGAAAATATGATTCCCTCAATGTCTCCAACTTTTCACGATATTGTGACTCACTTTCAAACTCTACACTTTGGGAAAGTGAGGCGAGCTTGTCTTTCTGAGTGTCTGCAAGACCCTCGGAAATTTGATCAAAGATTCCATCAGCAACCGACTCTGAAAGACGCTTGTTGAGTGAAATATTTTTTTCGATTTGCTCGTTGAGTTTTGTCTCCATTTCATCAAGTTTTTCTACCATACTCTCGATGACATTATATTTTTCTTCAGGGATTGATACATAATGTTCTTCAAAAAGACCTCTCATCCCTTGAAGGAATGATTCAGTCATTTCAGTTTTAAGTCCGTGCTCGATTGAAAGTGCATTTTCAGAAATCCACTCGTCAGCAACATACTCAAGGTATGCATCAACACGATCTGCAAGTTCAGTCTTAATTTCTTCGACTTCCTCTGCAAGAACATTGGAATACTGTTTTTCAAGAGATTCTCTAATTTGAGAAACTTTTGAACGAATAGCAGCCTCGAAGATTGTTTTTGCTTTTTCTTGGAACTCTTCAGAAAGATCCTCACCAGCAAGGAGAGCATTAACATCTTCGTCAATGTCAAACTCTTCTTTTACTTCTTCGTCTTCGTCATCTTCTTCATCATCCTCTTCTTTTTTATTCTTCTTACTCTTTTTATGAGTTTCTTTATCCTCTTCGTCCTCTTCTTCATCATGCATTTCTTCTTCAATAAAATCTTCGTCTTGAAGATCTTCTTCTTCTTTCACTGCTTCAGCAGGTTTTGCACCTTTATTAACAACATCTCTAACTTGCTTAAGAGTTGTGCCTGGTGTTTTCAGTTTTGCTGAATCATCATCTGGTTTATAGTTTTCTGGGGTAGGACCACCAAGATCCTCATATGATCCAGTTTGACCTGGTGTTGATCCAGAAAGACTTGGAGTTGGATCAGGAGCAGATGCTCCTGAGTTCACAGCAGTCTTGGATTGTGTTGCTCCACTTCCCGCACCACCACCTTGTCCAGGTGTAGAAGCAGATTCCATTTCTTGTAATTGTTTTCCACGAGACATTTGAACTCTCCGTATTGTTCCTGTAGTAAATCTATATTTATTTATAACTTAATTGAATTACAATAAATTATAATGAATTTAAGAACTCATTAAACACTGATAACTTATATTCTTCAAGAACACCTTGATCAACAAGAGTGTTAATTTTTCTATAAGATTTTTCTGCTGCTTTCTCTCTTAAGAGACCACCATCCCAACACCATTCCTTTCCTTCCATAATTCCTTGAACAAATGCATCGGGTGCGGAAGGATCGGCAACGATATCAGCAGCAGTTGCTAACATAAAATCTTCACCAACTTCTTTATATCCTTTGTTGTTTTCTCTAAGTGAACCAATACCACGAGAAGAAACACCAAGAGTTACTCCATCTTTTAGAAGAGACTCAGCAATTTTTCCCATTGGTGTGGAGAGAATTTGTGCTTTTCCAACAAAATTATTACCATCACGAAAAAGTTCTGTAATTCTGTGAGAAACTCTATCGAGATTTACAGTAGGTCCATCTGGATGCCCAAGTTCTCCAAGAGCACGTCCTTTTTGAATATATTGCTCATTGTAACGATTTACTTCACGTTCCATAATAGACATGGGGTACATGCGTCCATTACGATTCACAGTTTCTGCTTGAAGGAATGGTCCTTTGATATAAAGTCTTGTTGACTTGCCAGTTCCTTCAATAATAACTTCTACTTTTTCGATTTCTTCTCTGATGAGTTTCATTATGCTTGATTGGTAAGTTGAACTTGTTGATAATAAAGAGTTCCTGCACCAACACCGTATGCAGAAACTTTATTTGCAGTCACAACAGATGCATTTGGTGAACTAAATGCGGTTAAAATTCCACTTGAATTATAATTCACAGTCATTCTTGTCTGGAAAAAACCGTTTACTCCAGAGGATGTGTCAACTGAGAGAACTTCTGCAGAAGTAAAATTATGATAAGTTGAACCTGACAGTGTTACGTAATCTCCAACACCAAAAGGAAGTTGAGTTCCTTCTGGACAAGTAAGAACTGTTGAAGTGCCGGTTGTAACTCCAACAATGCTATTTGATGCTTTCGTGAGAGCAAGAGTTACTGTTCCTCCAGCTGGAACAAAGTAGTCGGCAGTAGTTGCTGATGGAGTTCCTCCAACTGCAATGTGAGCAGCAGCACCAACTGCAACAACTCTAATAGTGTCTGATTTAACAGAAAACGCAGATGAAGTTGTCGTTGTTGCTGTTGAAAAATTAAATGAGGCTCCAACGCCAACTGGTCTATGAGTCATTATTTTATTAGATACACTTTTATCTATTTATTGATTAATCTTCCTCAGCACTTTTCTCCTCAGTATCAAACATTGAGTTTGCTACAAAAGGTCTAAATTCATCAATTTTTCCTGATGCTTTTGCAAACAAAAGTTCTTTAATCTTATCACTAATCTGTGAAGGGGACTCATCAGAAGCAATCATGTCCATTAAATCATCCATATTTTTAAATTAATCAAGTTAATCAATGTTATTTATTAAATCTCACCACCTTTAGGAATTTCTGCTATTTTTCCATTAACTTCAGTTGCAGATCCATTAATTTCTGGTTCCATTACTGGTTGTCCCAAGTCCATTGAAGCAGTTCCTGAATCAAGTGGCGCGCCAGTTGCTGGATCTATTGGAATATTTGGATCAGGAATAATACCATCTTTGATTTCTTTTTTAATTATTCTATCCTGATCGATGATTTCTTCATCAGTTTGACGAAGAATTTTGCGTCTTAGGTAATCTTGTGAAAAATATTTACCAATATATGGCTCAGCTGTTGCGACCATTGCAAGTCTTTCATTTAACAGTTCTGCATCTTTAAGTTCTGAAAAATGATTATCATATAAAAAGTCATACTGAATATGCTCTTCCATCATACTCCAGTCTTCTGGAGTAATGACATTTTTAAGAATTAATTGCGTTTTCAGCATGTCATGGAACATGTATGAAAATCTTTTTCTAAGACGAGCAACAAACTTGGTAAATTTCACTTCGTCTCTTAGAATTTCTGAAGAACGACCGAGATTAAATCCACCTTCACCATCCATTCTTGATGGTGGAACATTTAATGATCTGAAAAGTTTTTTCTTAAAATATTCAATGTCGGTGATTTCACCAAGATTCTGTCCACCTGGGAGTGTGGTGATTTCAGTTCCTCTACCACCTTCACGACGAGGTAACCAGAAATCTTCAAGCATTGACATATATTTCTTATCGTCACGAATTTCACCAGTTTGTGCATCATAAACTAGTTTGTTACGATATCTCATCATAACATCACGAAGATATTGTTCTGCCTTCACTTTGGGAAGATTGCCAACATCAATATAAAAAATTCTTCTTTCAGGAGCACGAGATAATCTATAGATAACCAAAGAATCCTCAATCATCCTAAGTTGATTAAGAGATTTAATTGCTTTGTGAAGATATGAAAGAGTATTTCCTTTATTTCTATCTACAAGACCTGAAGTACAATATGTGATAGAATCTTTTGTCATTTTGACTCCAGCATTCCCACCAAAACCAGATGGATCTCCTGAAGTATAGCTTGCTTTTGGAGTATAAATGAAGTACTCCTCTATTTCAGGAAACTCATAGTCCATTGGATTATCACTTCTAATATTTGCCAGTCTATACTTATCTCTTTCACTTTTTTTCTGTTGCTTTACATATTTCATTTTAAGTGGATCTATATAACGCAACTCTTGAATTCCTTCATGAGGACTCTTTAAATCAATTACTTTATGATAAAATATTCTTCCGTCTACATACCAATTTCTATAAATCTCATGAGATTTTTTGTCAAAGTCCAATAAAGATAAAATATATTTAAACTCTTCTCTTATTTTTTTCTTAATTCCGTCACTTGCATTTAAGTGGGATAACTCAATTTGAATCGGAGAATCATTTGAGTCTGATACAATAGCTTCATTTACGATGTCTTCAATCGCACTATCACACTCTGGGTGCAGTGACATTTCACGATATCTTTTAAGTAAATCTTGTTCTGTTTTATAAACACCTTCTATATCAAGAGACGTACCAAAAAAACCACTACTCATATAGTGGTCATTCCCGTCCTCGGTATTAGGAGGAACGGGAGAGACTACTCCAGGAGATAGTGGTTCAGTGTCTTCAATAGAAAACCCAAAAAGTTTTGCCATAATTTATTTAAATTTTTTGATCTTTTACCTATTTATTAAGCCTTTGCTGCCGTAGATCCACTGATAAGTTCGAAAGATTGAACTTGGAATTCAACTGTAAATTCCTCAATCGTATCCCCACTGTCATAAGACAAGTCAATAGCAGAAACTGCTGTTGGAAAAATATCAACAAAGTTATATGATGCCAAAATAGAACTATCTGCTCCTGCATTAGTTGTGCTGTTAACAGTAGATCCTCTTCCAAGTTGATGAACAGTTGCATTGCTCATATAAGAAGATGGGTTTGTTGCTCCCAGGTTATTATCAAGTTTTGCTATTAGCTCCATCCAAGCTTCAAATGATCTGCGGAGTTTGAAATCCTCATCATTAATAACAGTTACAGTCCAAACATCAATAGATCTGTCTCCAGCAACTTTGAATGTTCTTCCTCTAAATGGAACATCGATACTAGCAATAGTAGAGGCAGGTAAATTTGCTGCCTTACAAAGATACTTAAATGTATCAGCATCCCATCCAGCAATTGAGGCTGGAAAAGTTGTCAGTTCAACCTCAAATAGATTGGGTCTTGCACCACCACCAGCTAAGGTGCTTTTAAATTCTGAAATTGTTTTGAGTCTTGCCACTTTTAGTTACCTCCTTGTGTTATTTATTATAATAATTAAACAGTACCAGCAACTTCTTCAAAACTCACTCCTGTGCGAGTTGCAACAAATGTTAGTGTTACAAAGTTGATAGATTTTGCAGGTTTCAGGAAGATATCTGCCCTAAACTCATTGTTATCAATAACATCGGGAGTATTGTTTGTTTTATCGCAAACAACTAGGAAACCAAAAAGACCTCTTTTTGCTTGAACATCACGAAGATATGGTTCAACAATGTTTCTAAAGTTTGCTCTTGTTAACTCATCGTTAAGTTCGAATAGTTGTGCTTCTGCAGATTTCTGAAGTGCTTGTTGAATTGTAAGGAACAAACGACGAACGTTAATTCTATCAAAAGCAGAGGCATATCCAAGAGCAGTTTTGTCTCCAAAAAGAAGAGTGCCAATTCCTGGTTGTGTTATTATTGAGTTAATTCTTTGTGGATAGAGTTGATCTCTTTGTGCTTTACTTGGATTATATGCAAGTTTAATTGCATTATTCAAAATTCCACGTTGTTGTCCTGCAGGAGAGAACCATGGATAAGCAACAATATTAGTGCGAGTCATTAAACCAGCAACGTCAGCATTACAAGGAATATAAACAAATTTATTATTAAATCTGTCATAGGTGTACTTGTATCCACTATCAAATATTGCATATGATGAAGATGAAAGTGTACTGAAGTACTTGATTAGATTAGTTGTTTGTGTTGTTGTGTTTGTGACACCAACTAAATCGGCCTTGTGAGCTCCAATTGTTGCAACACAATCCTTTCTTGCATTTGCAAGAGAGATTAAGAATCCTGCTTTTGCTTGAGTATCAGTTAGTGTGTCCATTGAAGGACCCATAATAATGTAATCTGCTTGAACCTCGTCTTTATTACTAAAGAGACTATATGATGTTATTAAATCACCAAGAGTTGCCTTCATTCCACCAAAAGCAGAATAATCAACACCACCTGCCAAAGTATAAGTTTTATTTCCAATTGCAGCAAATGTAACACTTTGTGCAGGTTGCCCCCATAGTCCGTCTCCGGTGGTGACTTTAGTAAAACCAGTAGAGAATCCAGTTACTATTGGAGTAGTTCCGTGATATGAATCAGCAGCATTTGAAGGATTTCCACCAGCATAAATTTGTGATGAAAAATCTGCAAGGTAGTCTTCATACCATATTTTCTGTGGAGAATTTACGGAAGATACTGCATCAACTGCCTTTGAAAGACCCAAATGTGTTTCTAAAAGTGTACCTATGTTTCCTGTAATTGTTCCTGTATCATCAACAACTACAATGTGAAGTCCATCACCATTCCCCTGTCTTTGATCTGTATACTGACTGGTGGTTGGTTTTGGTGCAAGTTCTCTCCAGAAAATTGTTGCATTAGTCAAACCAAGAGTTTGGTTCTCGTACCAATCAGAAATAGATGTTGGAGTTATTCCAGCAAGTCCCGTAGCATTTCCAGTAGCAATCCCCGAGTTATTAATAAAACGAATACTGCTTGAGGTTAAATATGATGCAGAAGTAGATCCTTCTCCATAAGTAATCTTCGTTTCTGTACCAGAAGTTGTACCTGCTGTAGAAACTCTTGATAGAATTTTTACATCAATACTGCTGTTGCCGTTTGTTGCATCAGTTGTAACACCGGTAATAATTCCCTTAAGAACTCCAGTAAATGATGTCGTTGATCCAGATCCCGCAATTGTAAGATTAGAAAGAACTGATGTAACTCCAAATCCAATCGTTGCACCAAGTGCTCCTGGGTTTGTTGTTGCAATACCAACAATTTGATCTGCAGCATCGTCAATGAAACAAACCTTTAATCCATTTGCCCAAGATCCAGGGTTTTTTGCTGCGTATGTATAATTTGTAGCCTCCTCATGATTACTAACATAATCATCGTAGTTATCAATTCTCAAAGCAGATGTAGAAGCTGCACCAACACCAGCATTAGCATTGTTTAATGTTGTTCCAGCAGTTCTAGCAACTTTAAGAACTCCACCATATGAAAGGAAGGCCGATGCGCTCATCCAGTACTCATATTGGGAATCTGTTGAAAGTGGTTTGCCAAAAACACGAATCAAATCCTGTTCGGTTGATATATCAATTGGAAAGTCTACAGGACCGATTGGGAAAGGACCCGCAATCACTCCAATGTTATCTAAAACATTATCTGCTCTTCCTATTGTTAAATCAACCTCTCTGACGAGTACGCCTGGAGATAATTGAGGAGTCGCCATTTTTTTCTCCGAAATTCTCTGTTTATCTGAAAGTATTTATTAAATAATTACTTTCCACTGGGGAAACATGACGTGAATATTACCAATCCAGATATTTGAATGGCACAACCATCGATAGACATATTCGGAGGATGCTTTTATTATTCTTTTAGTTTGTCCAATCTGGTAATCCTACTTCAGTTTCCGGATTACGTTTTAATTGCACTTCTCTGAGCAGTAAGTCATTAATTTCAGAAATAACTTTTGTACCAAGGTTCTCTTTAACCCAATCAATTACAATTTCTGGTGTTAATTGATCTAAGGGCACAAAACCATCTTGATTTGGGTAATCGGCAAAAATAACCTCTTTTAAATTTTCTCTTAAAGGATATTTCTGCAGCATTCCTGGATGATGAAGTAAAATATTCCCACCTGCTGAAGCAGTAGCATCTTGATCTTTTATTGATACTACATACTTAACTCTATACACTACATTAGTTTGAAGTGCCCATTCTAAACTTTTAATTTCCCAATTTAATTCCATGTTTGTTTTCTCTGAAATTTATTTTATTTGTAATGTGTGGATCCGTAATACTTACTTCACGTAAGTGAAGGAAGACCAAGGCAATCCTTCTGCACTTTCAGGATTCTTTTTTAATTCCAATTGCTTTGACATTTTTTGATTAATATTAGAAACAGATTCTTTACCAAGAGATTCTTGAACCCAACTAATTATAATTTCTGGTGTTAGTTGATTAAAGGGCACAAAATTCTCTTGATTTGCATAATCAGATAATGAAAATTTTCCTTTCAGAAGTTCAGTAGATCCAGATGCTGAAATGGTATTATCTCCATCTGTTTTGTATACTTCATAATTAACCTTAAAAACAACATCATCTGCTAATGATCTCTCTACATTTACAATTTTCCATTCTAATGTCATAACAATCTCCGATACTTTAAATATTATTTATACAAGATTACTTTTTACTAGAAAGAAAATCTGTGAGTATTACCAATCTGGATATATGTATTCAATTAAAGATGATTTATTTTCTTTACTCTTATCTACTCTTTTTTTAGTACATTCTTTACACTCATAAGAATATGAAGATGCAACGGGTCCTCTATCTTTACGTGTTCTATAAAACTCTCCTATTAAATTTTTAACCTCTCTACAAACTCTACATTTTCTATCATTGAGTAACAGGTGACTTAATTTTATTTGCTTATCAATTTCCATTACTACCTGTATTCCCACATGTATGAACGATCACCATATTCATCAGAAAACCAACGATCACCCTCAGAATCAACAAAACTTGTTTCGTCTAACCCATCAGAAACAAAACCAAAAGGTGCCATATCTTGTTCTATCTGATTTTTTTGTTCATCATAAAGACGTTTTCTAACATCTTGATCAGTAAGTTCTTTAAAATAATCCTGACAAACTAACCAAGCATATATTACAAGGCACATTGCTAGGTCGTCATTGCAACCCTCTTCTGCCTCAAAAGAATTATGTTTCTGAATGAAAGTTGTAAGTTCACTAATAATTTCATAATCATTGAAGATAAGTTTATCCTCTTCAATCATTGTTTTTAAATTAAGACACCCAATTTTTTTAACTGTCTTAGACATCTTAACTCCTAGTTGAGTCTTCTTACCCGAAAAACCTTGCCCTACTATTTGACCAGCCCTACCTCTCATAGAACACATTAAAATATTTTGATATTCAAGGTCGTATTGAAGGATGCTAGCAACCTGATCTCCTACATCATTTACTTCGCATAAGATAAAAGCATTATTGTAATTTCTTGCGACTTCATAAATTACACCTGGAAACATCATTGGTTTGATTTCATTATCTCTATACTTTGCTACAACTTTATGGGGAAACTGTGTAATGTCTACCACAACGAATGCTGAGTAATCGTTTCCTACCCCTCTAGCAACGTCTACAGTCATTATATAATCACAATCCTGACTTGCACTCACATAAACGTCTAAACCCGCGTTACTAGTCTTAGGATGGTCGTAGACGAAGTTCCTGAGTTTAGATGGTGCAATCAGAGTATCAACAGATCCAAGAAATTCGCATTCAAATTCAACCTTAAACTGTTGTTCACTTGTGTTAGCAATTGTCTGTGCTTTCCAGGCAGAATCTCTACCAGGAACCTCACTCCAATGTACATCAGTAAAAATATATCCATTTTTGCCAGTTTCGGCATCGTGCCACATTCGGTAGAAATGATTCATACCATGTGGTGTTGAAACAATAATTACCTTTGTGTTTTGACCTGAAGTAATGGTTGGATATACTGATGCAAAAAATGAGTCTGCAATGTGATTTGGAACAAACGCAAATTCGTCCAAAAACAATATGTTAAAAGACATACCACGAACAGCAGAAGCTGAAGTTGAGGCAGCCATAATTTTAGATCCATTCTCAAGTTCTAATGAACCTTTGTTCCAAGAAATAACACCTTGCTGCATCCATTTAGGAAGATTTTCATATGCGGTTTGGAGACGATCTAAAAGTTCTCTTGCGGTTGCTGCCTTGTTTGCTAATATACCAATATTTACATTATCATTAAAGACTGCATAATGAAGAAGGTATGAAACAACCGTAGTGCTTTTACCTGTTTGACGAGGCATCTTACATATATTAAATCTATTCTCGTGAAATCTATTAATAAGTTTTTCTTGAAAAGAATAAAGACTAAATGGCATTAGACCATGGTCAAGAGTTACAATTTTTACATAATTTTTTGCAAAATATACAGGGTCGTCTTTACACCTCACAAACTCAAGAATTTGTTCTTGAGTAAACTCCATTGAGGTATTTGCCTTTTTTAATAAAGGATTGCCTAAGTAAATGTTATCGGGCATAATATAATCTCCTTATATCAGCAATTCCATGCTCTGAGTGATTTATTAATTCTGCTATCTGGATCTCGGGCAGTTTTAGTAGATGTTAACTTTGCTTTCATGCCTTTCATTCGGGCACAGAATGAAGATCTGCGGGGATTTCCAACTTCCTTTGAAGGTGGTTTTAGATCACTTCCAGGATTATCTGCTTCGTAAGATTTACGACCCTTCTCATTTAAACCACCTTCAGAATTTTTACCAGACTTTTT